ATACTTCGCCAACTCTTGTACGACCCATTATTGGCATCTGACCATAGCACTCATCTAAGCCTTCTTTGAAGCCATCGTGATAGTGTCTTGCCTCTTCCATATCATCATGTGTGCAATTATATGGCATTTTTCTTAGTGCATGACTCTTACCTTCAAGTCTTGCTGCTTGTAATTTATGCTCCATACCTTCTTTCACTTTCTTTTTCTTAGTTGATTCAGTTACCTTCATGTTTCTGTCAGGCATACCTCTAACGTCTAAACCGCGTTGACCACTAGTTCCTTTGTTGCCAAAATTGCCCATAGCTCCTACTTGGCCAGGTGCCTCGCCGAAGATTGTGTTTGCGAACATCAACAGTAGAAAGCCAATAACTGCCATACTACTACCGCCTACTGTGCCCCACATTGATGCAGCAGCGCCTGCTGAACCAAGTAGACCTAAAGTATATAGTGACTGAATTAACTTACCTTGCCAGTTGCCAGCAATGCCTTCGGCCATTTGTGGTGACTGTCCTTGCGCGGCAGCTTTATCAAGTCCTAGGGCTTGTACTACCTTCATAGCATTTTCTTTGTTAGGAGTAAGATCACCACCTGCAGCTTGCTTAACTGCACTAGCAATTTTTTCTGCATCTGGACCTAATAATTTCATTAGTTTAGGTACCAACATACCTTTGAGTGTGTCCAGCATGCCTTCATCAATTTTAACTTTCTTTTTGTCTTTAGCGGCTTGCTTCATTGATTCTTTCTTGTTGCCGTCTTTGTCAAGATCCAAGAAGTCTGGCTTTGAACCTTCTGATAATTTCTTTTTGCAATCAGCTACCATTTGTTTTAATTCTGCACGGTCGCAGTCAGGGTGCATTTTGCAAATTTCTGCTAGTGATTTACCATCTTGACACATTTTTTTGATGTGTGTCATCGATGGTAGTTTCTTTTTATTGGATTCATCTTTCTTAGCGAAAGGATTAACACCCTTCTTGCTTTCTAATACACCGCGATTAGCTGTGCTTAGTGGGCTTGATTGAGCATAGTATTGCGGTGAATCAGCTTCTTTGATTTTTTGAAATTGTGCACCTGCAATTTTTGTAGCAGCTTCTTTGCCATACTTAGGTGTCAATTTACGAACTAATGCATCGAACCCAGTAGTAGCATTGTTGTGCTTGCCTACATCACCTGCTTCAGCCATAGCACCAAGTTGTGAACCTGATCCAGCTGCTGGTGTAGCCCCTGATGTCGGAGTGGCGCCAGGTTTCTGCATCGTCATCGTACCATTCTTAGCAGCATTGACTACTGCTGGATCGCTCGTAGTGATTGCCGGTGTTGTAGGGTTAGCGGGATCTTTGATCATGAAAGATGGCTTTGATGCTACTGCTTGTTGTTGTTTTTGTTGTGGTGTAGTTGGCATAGGTTGTACAGCAAGTCCTGCTTCATTCAATGCATCATCTAATTGATTGAAGTATTCTTTAAGACTATGCTTGACGCTAGGCTTGCCACTTGGTTTAGGTGCTTTGCCCATTCCCATCGCTTTGCTTAATTCTGAACTATCATACGATTTGACTTCGCCCGCAGAATCAGCATTCTTTGGTGGACGACCTTTACCGCGCTTTACAGCAGGAGCATCAGCTTGACCCATTTTACCTAAGCTTACTTTACCAATACGCTGGCCGTACTGATCTTTTACATCTTCTGACCCGTGTCTATTTCCATATCCACCTGGTCCTGCTTTATGAACAGTTGATTCACCCTCTGATAACTGGTCGAATGATTTTAATATATCTCTGATATCCATTTTGTTTTTCCTTAACGGTTATATGCTGCGCCAGTACTTGGCTTTGGTGGCATCTTGATAGTACTCATCGGACTCTTATCGCCCAACTTCTTATCATCTAAATATGGTTTGAACGGGTCAAACGCATCTTTTGTTCTTGTTCCTGCATATGGAATATCAATCTTAGAATCTTTAGCTTGATCTTTGATTGATTGTAGATATGAATCTCCATAAGCTTTGCTTGCTTCTTTGGCATTTGGCTGTTCTTCTAATTCAGTATGATTTAATAATGGGCTATGACTCATCTCATTTTGATATCCCACCTGTTCACTATCGATGCTATCATCAAATTTAGAACTTATCATACGGACCATATTCACATTGTAACCACATAGTTGTGCGATTTGTTGTATCATTGGTTCTGTTGCTGGATATCTGAATTCAGCTTTGATGATGGTCACACTCTCGTTCTCTAGATTAGGGAAACCATATGGTGATTTCTGTATCGGAGTACTCTTTGGCTCACTGATTTCCACTGGGTCAAACTTGTTTAGATTGTATTTAAACATATCTATGAAGTTCTTGTCGATGGTGCCGGCAATTTTGATAGTATACTTGTAAGTTTGTATACTTTCAACAATGTAATGTTTTAGGCTTCGCATGTTTTATTCCTGTATATATTATTTATCTTTTTCATTGGATTTTGTTGCCAGCATCTTGAGCAATTCGTTTCTATCAAGTTCCCTGCCCTCACCCACCGGGGTAGCTTCTATTTCTTTCTCTCTGCTTGCTTCTTTTTGATCTAATTGCGCTTTTTTCAGTTGCAAATCAATCATCTTTAACTTCTTATTTAGTTTAGCTGTTTTTGCTGTGATTGCGTGACCTAACATAGTTCCAGCAACATTGAATATCTCGCTAGCATATCTACTATCAACTTGCATACCTAAGTCCATCAAGTCTTTATAGCTATCTTGTGCTAATGTAGCAAGACTATCCATCTCATCGTCAGCGGCTTCTAATCCACGTACTTGGGGTAATGCTTGTTCTATTTTTGATAGACTATCTAATGCTTCAGTAGTAATTTCCTGTGCATTATCCGGGGTTGGTTTTGCCAAGCTGTCTATATCGTCTTGGGGAAGTTCAAAGAGTTCTTCTAGTTTTTTGGTCATAAAAGTATTTAGTTACTTTCGTGACCCATTTCTAAAAAGATCGTCTTCGGTTATGACCCTAAAAGCAAAACCTTGCATCTTGCAATATGCAGTGGCCGCTTGCCACTTAGCATGATTCACTGCGACTACTGCCCTATCTCTGGCACTAGCGGTGCGACTCTCTATCAGACTTTGTTTTTTAGGCTTTATCTCTACAACTTCTGCTAGTTGTTTACCAAACTTGTTTTGATATACCACAAAGAAGTCTGGAATATACATATGCATCTTACCATCTAATGGACTACGATAAGGGATCGACATAGCTTCGCTAGCCCAGTGTGTGACATTCTTATGTGTATCGCAGAAGGTCATGAATGTCAGTTCCCATCCTGACCTATATTTTGGCTTATGCTTCCCTACATATTTTTCCGGGTGTTTAACAGTGTATATACCTTGTGCCCAGTTAGCCATGATTATTGCACTATATTTCGTGCCACTGGTGTGTTAGGTCTTGGTATGGTAGCGATACCATACAATGTGGTTTTGCTTTTGAAACTATTGAGATAATATGCAAGTATCTGATTCATCTCCATGGTTTTTTTGCCTTTGATTTGACCTAGTAAATCAAGTACTGGTATAGTAGTCTCTTGTGATATCCTGAATAATACCGCAGTGAAATTTTCTGCGATATTCACGGTTTCACATATCGATACGAAATAAGAACGCACGACATCATACTCATTTCCGTTAACAGTGAGGGTGAATGAATAGAAAGAATCAAAAATTCTAACTGTCTGATCCATTGAAGTTCTAGTATCTAAAATTTGTGCCATGACTATTGTTTTATATTAATATTGTTTTATCTGAAAAACTGAACCATTTTGTGATCCTGCCGGAGAAGTTTCGGTTACTGCTGCAGGACTACTAGGTGCATTCGGAGATGATGACTTCAGTCCATTACCAGTAGCGTCATACATACTAAAAACATAAGGATTGTTTCTAGTTCCGTTGTTTTGATCCACTGCTTGATTTTCTCCAGAATTTACTTGCGAGATAGAGGCACCGACATTTTTTGAATAATTATATGCAACTTGTGCTCTCTGTGCGGGATCTGTTACATTGCTAATACTTCCGCCCTCTACCAGACCCCATGGCCCGCCTACTAGTGCATTTGAACCCGGTCTTGCTATAGGACTCGGCCTTCTATCATAGTTAGTTTTTTCTCCAAAACCAGTTACGATACTAGCAGGATCTTCACCATTCAAATCGCCCTCGTTGTAAACTACTGTTTCATAGTCTAATGTCATTTTATTTTCCATAACTCCGTCATTTGAAGAATAATCATATGTATCATGGCTAAAACTAGTGATTAAGGGATTTATGAGGGTATATGCAGTAAATCTATGTTGGCTAAGACCGAATACAGTTATGTTCTTGAAGAACGGTACTTTGCTACCACCAGTGTTACTTTGATAATTACTGTTTTTATCTACAGTTTCACCCAAATATCCCCAAGTTGCATTTCCTGTTATAGATTCAGCATATTGATTTCTATTATTATATGTAGCAGCAGTAGCTGCCCCTAAGGTTCCGCTATCTCTGAGTGCAGACTCAGGATTGTTTAGGCGTCTGCGATCAATAACTACTTCGGGATTTCTACCGTCAGCATAATAATAATTGTAATATGCTTTCCACAAGCTTCTTATGACACCACCTGCATTTGGAGTATTAGTTGCAGTACCATTATCATCGTGAAAAGTTATATCTACTGGGTCGTATTTTATCTTGGTTTGAATCAATCTTTTTCTGTTATATTGATTAAAGGTAGCTACATCAATATTAAAACTAGGCAATTTAACAGTTTTTACTAATAAACTATAATTAGCATCAGCTACATCTACCTGATAAGCATTTGCATTTATTTCAAAATAAACATGAAATAAAAATTTAAGTTTAGGAGCATTTTGATAAGACCCACCGCTCCTAAACGTTAAACTAGCATGTGTATAATCCCTGAGAATATTACTTTCTTTAAGGAGATTTTGATTAAATCCTGACATTAATTTTTAAGCCGGAGCCGTTGCTATACCGAATGGGCGGGATGTTTGTAGTCCTATTTGACCTACAGGCCCTGTAGCAGTACCTGCCTGATTTACTTGAACAGCGTTATCGTATGCTATAGTCAACGCAATAGTTACTGCCTCATTGGTTCCATAATTAAGAGTATTGTAGTTAGCTGTTTTCAAGTAGCATCCTAACATTTCCCATGTCTCTAGTACTGTCGGGTTTGCAGTTCCATTACCACCGTCTAGTATCTCAAGTGTTGTTGTAAATTTATAATCTTGACCTGAAGCAGCACTCGCCATCTCATAGAAATCTAGTTGTTTCTGCAATTGATTACCTACTAATGTAGATACTTTACCAGATGAGTCATCTCGCACATTACATGTCATATCTGTCCAAGTATGTTTACCTGCGAGTTTGATAGTTGAATTATAAATCTGAATTGGAATTTCTGCAAAACTCACATTTGGTCTACTGCAATCTATAACCTGTTTAGTAAGATCAGTTTGGTCTGCTCCTAACGCCCCAAAACCAGCAAATATAACTCTAAACCTAAATTGTAGTTTGGGCATCAACATACCTGCATTACCGATACCTTCTCCTGGTTTCACCGACATGTTAGTCAGCATATTTGATCCTGTTGCCATAAAATATTTCTCCTATTAATATTATTTATCTTTGTATGCTATCTTAAAGGGATGCCACGCCACCGGTGTTTAGAATACGAACCGGAATATAGATAAATTCTGCTGCTTTTACTGGTTCTATAGCAACATCAATCCATAACTCATTTCGGTCTATTCTTGCAGGTGTATTATTACTCTCGTCACAAAGAACAAGGTAATCATATATACCACGTTTCGCTACTAAATCAAGCATCAATGATTGTACTACTCCGGCAATTGAACTGCGGGTCAAACTATCATTTGGTTCGAATATGAACGGTCTTGCTGCGATGGTCAATTGACGCTTCAAATATGCAACTAAGCGGGCAACATTGACTCTATCTAACGCGCTTTGACT